CAAATATTGAGACACCACTGGCCACCATGGTGCAGGCCTTTAAGCAGGCATTGTCTGAAGGCGGATATGGGGGCAACAGCGAGGCATATCTGGTACTGGATGGTGAAGTTCTTGGGAAGATTGTTTATCGTCTGAACAAGGCCGAATCAAACCGTGTCGGTGTCAATCTGGTGGAGGGATGATATGAGTTACATCAAATTGAATGGAAAAGAGTTCGATGCGGATGTGGCTATCTCTTCCTACAACCGAAATTTCAACGTACTTGATGGTGAAAATTCCGGCCGAGTCATGACGGGGCGCATGGTCAGAGATATTATCGGAACTTACAT